AGTGAGTTGTTGCGTTTCCATCTTGGTCACAAGTGAAAGCAAAAGATTCATTTTCCAATACTACACTTCTACTTACACCCAATCCATGCTGACCTACAGTTACAACCATATCACCACTAAGTGAGTTATAGTTAACATTAGATGGAGTAAAGTACTTATTAGGACTTGATACTCCAACATTAACAGTTAATGTAGTATCAGTAATATCCGTTATAATTATTGAACGCCCAGCATAAGGGTCTATACCCAATCGAGGGTAAGATTTAACGGATTGATTATTATCCATATCACAAGTAAATGCAAATGAATGTGTATCTAATACGATTCCCTCTCCAACACTTAAACTATGTGTACCTACTGTCATCACAAAATCCCCAGTTGCTGGGTTATATGAAGCAGTAGATGGAGTAAATTCTACATTTGGTCCTGATTTACCAACATTTACAGTTATAGTATCATTAGTTACCGATTTGATTCTTAATTTGTTATTATAAGCAGGTTGTCCAACTGAAGGTAATATGTGTTCAGTTTTGTTGTTATCCATATCACAAGTAAATGTGAATGATTCAGGCTTTAGATAGATACTATCTGCTTTCTTAAATTTGTGATTTGGAATAGTCATTACAAAATCACCATCAGCAGGGTCATAACTTGCTGAAGTTGGAGTAGAACCAGTTCCAAATTCTATAATATCTAATACAGTTTCAAAAGAAGATGATAATTTAGATATAAGAGTTTCTGATGAAACTAATGAAGAAGTATATTGTGTGACATTTCCTCTTTTAACCAATCCATCAATAGTCTTAGTTAATATTGGTAAAGTAGTTACCGAATTAATATTTGTTCTTACAAATGTATGATTCGATTGAGGTAAATGTTGTATTGCATAAAGAGATGCTGATACAAATGTATGTGGTGATTGAGGTTTGTGCTTCACAGCATTAGCCGATGCTGATACAAATGTGTGTAAAGAATTTTGAGCAGTTCCACCATTTCCAACATTAATTGTAAATGTACCAGTTTGCCTTTTTATTCCACCAGCAGTTGCAGATACAAATGTATGTGCACCTGTGTAAGATGATGAACCTATATTAATATCAAACGTATCAGTTGTTACATTTGAAATTTGAATCCATCTTCCACTTGGATAATCATAACCAGCTCTTGGATATGATTTACTTACACTATTACCATCTAATACACAACTATAAGTTAATGTACCATCTTCAACTTTAATATAATCTCCATTACTAAATCCATGACCAGCTATTGTTAAAGTAACTAAACCAGTTGATGCATTATATGGAGCATTTGTTGGTGTGTGTGATGTATTTCCAACTGAAATAATAGGAATAGATTTACCAGCATATGGGTCTGAACCTAATCTTGGATAAGAATGAGTTGTAGCTCCTCCATCTTGGTCACAAGTGAAAGCAAACGATTCGTTTTCTAATACTACACTTCTTCCAATTCCTAAACCATGCTGACCTACAGTTACAATCATATCACCAGTCAATGCATTATAAGATGTAGCTGTTGGTGTAAATGTTTTATTTGGACCAGATACTCCTACATTAAATGTTAATGTAGTATCCGTTACAGATGTAATTGGAATAGAACGAACCGCAAATGGGTCAATTCCAATTCTTGGATAAGATTTAACTGATTGGTCGTTATCCATATCACAAGTGAATGCGAATGATTCTTCTGAAAGTATAATACCTTCACCTACACTTAAAGTGTGTTTACCAACAGTTGCACTAAAATCACCAGTTGCTGGGTCATAACTAGCAGTAGTTGGAGTAAACTTTATATTAGGACCTGATTTACCAACATTTACACTTATGGTATTATCAGTTATTGAATTTATTGTTAATTGTTTATTGTAAGCAGGTTGTCCAACTGAAGGTAATTTATGTTCAGTTCTATTACCATCCATATCACAAGTGAATACAAATGATTCTGGTTTTAAGTAAATTCTATCATCAACATCTAAACCATGTTGAGAAATATTAATTACAAATTCACCATCAGCTGGATTATATGTTGCTGAAGTTGGTGTGTATGAATCTACTCCACTTTTTAAAATACCAACTACTGTGCTAAATCCTCCACTTACAATATTTCTATCAGAAACACTAGCATCTAAAGATGAAGTGTATTGAATACCATTTGTTACTTTTATATTATCCTTAGTATTAACTACTTTTTCAAATTCACCTTTAGTTGGAACATATACATATTTTTGCTCAGATGAAAGTGGTAAACTATCTACGATGTTTATTACACCACTAGCAGAAGCGTTTGTTGGATTCACATAGAAAAGTGTATCAGGTGTATCTTCTAAAGGGGTAAATGTAATTGTACCAAAGGTAATACCATTATTTATTAAACCAATACTTTCATATACATCATATACAGTACCAGCCGTTCTTTTGGTTTTAATTAAGAATGGTGAATTTATAGAAGTATCTTCAAAACCTAAATCATTGATTGAGAAGTTATACATTTCATTTCTAACTAATGTTAGAGTTGGGTCTTTTTTAGAACCTACGAATGAACCAGTATCCTCACCACCCAATGCATATCCTTCTCTACCATCAAAATATCTTAATTGGTCATCATTTATATAGAATGCAGTTGAATCATTTGGTAATGATACTACTTCAAAGTAAGATGATGAATCTGCTGAACCAGAGATTTCTTTACTACCACTAATACCATATTCAATAATATCAATTACAGTTCTAAATGATTCTGATATAGAGCTTGCCGTACTAACAGATGCTGATATTGAAGATGTAATTTGTGAATTGTCATTAAATTTAATGTTACCATTTACATTCGTTACTGCAACAATATCATTTGGAAGTTTAGTTCCGATAGTTGTTGTTATCAAATTATCACCATAAGAATCTTTAGGAATACCAACTTGTGATATTGGTAATCCATTTGAGGCAGAACCTATTGTTTTATCAGTATTTATAGAACTACCACTTTCAATAATTTTTGTTACTATTTCAAATGATGATGAAATAGATTTAACTTCTGCAGAACTAGCAGTTATTGATGATTCTACTAATGTAACACCACTAACTAATTTTGGCTCTTCTAAAGTCCATTTAAAGTTTGGAGTATTTCCGGCAATTGCTGCTAGTAATGAATCTTCACCTTGTTTGATAATATCTTCAACTATTCCAAACGAAGAACTTACTTTAGCTCTTTCAATTTCACTACCAGAAACAGAAGATGATACAAATTGTAATACATTTCCTGCTCTTACTCTAGCATATGTGTTATTGATAACCGTAGGTGGTTCAACTATCTGATTTGTTATTACTTTATCAATAAATGATTTAGCGTAAGAAATACCATCAACAGTTTCATTTAGTTGGTCTCCATTTACTTTCGAAGGAACTTCATTATAATATAAACCAGCTCTAACTGATTTTTGGTTACCACCATAATATAAGTCAGTTGAAACTGCATCTACAATATATCCAGTATCTCTTTTACATTTTTCTCTTAGGTAAACTAAGTTAGGAAACTGAGTATCAATAAAGTTTACAGTTTCTTCTTGAATTAAACTTCTATTTTCAACAATTAAATCGTATGTTGATTGTATGATTGCTGATGCTGTTACGAATGTTTCTTTAACAACTAATTTTTTAGATAAATCTCTTGCCCACTCTATACCATCTAATGTTGGTAATAGTTGTGTTGTTGTTGCAGTTGATGGGTATAAGTAATAGAACTCACCAGCGATTCTACTTCGTTCATTACCACCATATCTTAAATCAGTTGCAACTGCGTTAATAACATGTCCAACATCTCTTTTACATTTTACTTCATCATATTCAAATCCTCTCCAAGAAGATGATACAAATGAAATAACTTCTTTTTGTATAAATGATTTATTATTGACTAATAAGTCATATCCATTTTCTACATTTATAGATGGTTCTACATAAGTGATATCACCTACTAAACTTTCAGCAAGTCCACCAGCATATCTAATAGCATCTAATGTTTCTTGTTTTTGTGAAGCAGTTGCTTCTGATGGATATAGGTAGTAAAACTTTCCATTTAAAATCGATTGTTCATTACCACCATATAATAAATCAGCAGCTGCACCATTTACAATATGCCCTATATCTCGTTTACAAGTTACCTCATTGTAATCTGATTCACTCCAAGAAGATGATAAGTATGCAATTGTTTCATTTTGTATAAATGATAAATTACCAATTAAAGTATCATATCCGTTTTGAAAATCAATTGAAGGATTTTCTATTGAGCTACTTTGAATAGTAGTTGGTGCATAATCACTACCTAATTCTAAAATTTTAAAAACAGTTGCAAAAGAAGAAGAAACTTTATTAGCAACTTCAGCTGATGATGAAATATCAGTATTATATTGAGGTGTTTCAGTTACCTTTATATTTGCAGCATTTGATGATGTAAATGGAGGTAATGGGAAAAATTCATTATTTAAACCACGTTCTACTATTTGTAGTACGGTATTAAAGTTTCTATTTATTATAGTTACTTCATCTTGAGTAGTCGCATCTGAACCTATGTATGGTACAGTATTAGTAGCTTTTATTAAACCATCTATATTATCAACCAATGTATAACTAGCAGTTGCTCTAGCTCCCAATTCTAATACTTCTTTTACTTTAGTAAATCTATCATCAATTATATCTAATTCAGTTGATGTTGCTGATGTTGAACCAGTTGTTTGATTTCCAAATGATATATTCCAAACCGAACCAGTGTTATATCCTCTTGTTGCTGATTTAGCTAAAAGTGATGGTATATTACTTATACCACTTGATACAATATTAGAAACTAATCTATATTCTGATTTTGCTTGTTCTGCAACAACATTTGATGAGTTATTATTACTAAATTGTTGTAGTTCATCAGTTACCTTTACTCCAGCATTTGTATTTGGAATAAATTCAGGTATTGCAGTTAAACCATCTTCAATTGTATCGATGATAATTGTATAACCATCTCTTACTCTATTAAATGCTTCTAAGTTACCACCACTACCAGTAATAAATCTAGAACCACTAGCATACATACCAAAATCACCAAACGATGTGTTTGAGTTTAGAAGTACAGCTTGTCCACCTTGTATTACTTTTACAGAATATGCTGAGAAGTTTGTAAAGAAGGATACCAACTGAATGAATCCTCTACCTACTACTTGACAACCTACACCATTAGGAGCAATCTGAGTATATGCATCTAATACCATAGATGCAAGTGGAGAATCTGGATGTATAATGTTACCATCTACATTCAATCCACCACCACCAGCAGGAATTTTTTCATACTTTTCTAAGAATGAGTTTTCTTGATTCGATATCATCGAACAGTTCTGAATATATGGAGATGTTGTAATAAATGAGTTTGGAGCAAATGCAATTGCAAATCCACTTCTAGAATCATCAACTGATGGGAATACCCTTAAACCAGCAAATGTCATCTCAGAAAGATAACAACCACTATTTACCCAAAATAAATCTTCATTTTCGTTTTTAGCTACAATTTTTGTTACCCTTAAACCAGAACCCCAAACAGTTGTATTTTTTGGAAGTTCAATTGGATTTTCTTCTAAATAAGTACCAGAAGAAACTTCAATTCTAAATCCACTAAATAAAGAACCAGTTGGTAAGCCAAACCTACCATCATCACCAGCTTCTGCTAATTCAGCGGCTTTCTTAACTGTTCTTAATGCAAATTGAGGTGTTCTACCATCATTGTTATCATCACCAGATGTAGAGGATACAAATAACGTTGCTTCCTCTGCTCCGAAATCTTCAGGCTTAATTCCACCAAATAATTGAGTATCTATTGATTTTAAAGATACGGATGCCGTAGCATTTAATGCTTGGTCACCTATTACATTAAGAGGACCATCAATAGTAAGGGAACCAGTAAGTTCAACCGAACCAGTTATAGTAGATTTTGTATCTGGAGCTGAACCTATATCGAAACTTTGTGATACAAGTAATGAACCAGAAATACTTACATTCTGTGAGAATGAAGTATCCCTAATAAAATCCTTTATTTCCTCTACTTGCGTTCTGGATATTAATCTTGCCATTCCTTTATTGTATTTCTACGATTTTTCCTTTAATTGTAAATGCATCTAATGGTACTTCTAATGGTACTCTTGTAATATCTTCAGTAAATACCATTCGTATTTCCCTAGAACCACTAGCAAATTGACCTGATAATAATTCAGTTCCTACTCCATTAAATAACTTTACATCATATTTATTTCTATCTTGTTTTACTCCATAAAGAAATACATCTAAATAATCAAATGCATTATCTACTTGTAAATCTTCATAGTTAAATCTATATCCATTTATATCTACTCTATCTAATAAATCACCATCATTATTACCATCCTTAGTACCTAAGAATAAAGTAAATAATTTTTCAGTAGGGGCATCTAAAGATGATGAGGTTGGTGTAAACTCATTGATAAACGTATCTTTAATAACTTCTAATACAAAGTTTTTAAAAGATTGTCTATCTCGTTTCTTTACAGTATTACCTGCGTATATTTTTGGAGCCTTCCTACTCATTAGTTAACTTTTTCAATATCACCTTTTATAAATATCCTATCATTGATTGAGAAAGACCACGCATCACCATTTCTATCAATTAATGGGAAATTTTCTTTTATCATTTTTACATAAAAATCATTTCCAACTTGTTCGTAAATATAATCTTGAGGTCTTACGAATAATTCACCTTGAGAATCATCAGTTGTAAGATACATAAATACATCAAACCTTGCATGTGGTTTTCTTTTATCTTTAAGTCTTGCATCTAATGTTTTAATTCGCATATTCTCTATTTTAAATATCCAATAAAGTGGATGATAGAATTGATATCTATCTCCATTTGGTTTATCCGAAGGTACACCTTGAAATGTATTTGGTGCGTTTACCTCTTTCATTATATTTTTTAAAGTAAAGATGTTCATAATTCAATAAATTTACCAGTTACAGAAACTTCAAAGTCAGTCTCTAATACATAAGTTACCTCACCTTCACTTTCAAATGCTTGTGTATTATCTAATTTAAAAAGAATTAAATTTTGAGTTCCATTGAATGTGTAGCTGTATGCACTTGGTGTTACAAATACTCCATTAATATAAACTCTAAACCAACCTTTAGTATCAAATGTACCTATAAGTTCTTGTGGTAATATTGGTAATTCTGCATTTGTTAGGTAAAAATAAGAATACTTATTTGTTACCCCATCAGCAGTTTCATCAGGATATAATCCTTTATTAATACTACCATTAGCAGAACCTCTAATTGCTACAAAATCTATAACACTTTGGTACTCATTATAAATATTAGGATTTGAAAATCTCATACCTGTTAAGTCAGTTTCTATACCCCATACAACTTTCTTAGGAGTGAATGATTTTTTAACAGTTGGTTTCTCATCATATGTTTCTGGAAGTAGGTATGCATTAACTACCATTGTAAAGGAAGTTCTTATAATTCTTTCCGAACCCTCTCCTACTTCTTGTTGATTATCAAATGAATCTATACGAGTTCTAAATTTGTATCCCTTTTCACTTCCCCAATACCTATCAGTTGCATATTGAAATGCTTCAACTATGGTATTCATATGTTCGGTAAATGATGTCCAAATCATTACCTCATAAGTTACAGTTACATAATCAGGTACCGAAACTTCATATTGTTCAAATGCTTTAGAAGCATCTGGTTGTAATGAAAATCTTTCGTATCTATTTTTTTTAGAATATTTTTTATAAGCTGGAAGAGTATTTACATCTTTAAATTGTTGTAAAGCTGCATCTCTTTCAATAGAATTTCGTTTGAACATTACTAAAGGAATCTGAATCTTACCTCTTTGGTCTCTTAGATATCCTTTTGCTCTAGCGTTATTCCATCTTTCGGCATTACCATATAATAGAGGAACTTTAACTTGATTCCCATGTTCTTCAACATCAGGTATCACAGTATCCACCATATACTCAGCAATAGTAGTATCTACATCTAAAAGTTTAACCCCTTTAGTGTATTCCTTATCGATTCCTCGTTGTAATGCCCTATTTGTTTCTTTCTTATTCATTAAATAACTCTCATTTCAGTTTGGATAGAACTTCGTCTAGTCATAAATGTTGATGCAATGATTGAGAATTTCTCCCCACTCTGTCCACCAATTAATTGGTCCTCTTTTACATTATCAATTTCAAAGTATGCATCATTATGCATTATAATATCTCCAATCTCTGGATAGAATCCTTTTCCTTTTAAAGAAATACGATTAAATCTGAATTCTACACTTTGTCCTGAATCTGGTCCGAATCCTTCATATGAAACCGAAGAATCATCTCTTTCAATAACGGCACTACATTCAGTACCTTGAAAATAAGATTTATTTAGGGATTCACCATAAAGGTTCGTTGATATATCTTCAATAGAGAGCTTGAATAGAACTACTGTTGTTTCAATAACAGCATCTACTAATTCTTTTGAAATAGATTCAAAAAATCTTATATCTCTATCTAATGCAAATCTTGGCATTTTATCCTGTGTATATCGTTAGTGGAACTTTTCGTAACATTTCTTGCTGATAATTAGATTCGTTATTTCTAATTTCAAACTGATTCTTTCTACTTAGTTCTTCTAAGTTTTCTCTGAGTTGTTCAATCAGAGCATCTTTTTCAGTTTGAGCCTCAGCTCTTAATGCACCACCATCTAACGATATTTCGGAACCAGGAATAGGTACTGAACTATATTTTTCTCGGATTGCTCCTAATAGTTCTTTAGCCAAAGCAAGTGAATATTTTCTAATCCATTGTCTACCAACATCATTAATACTATGATATTGTATAAAATTATACCCAACGTTTGCATAATCAGATACTACATCTGATGATACGTTTGTTGAATTTTGAATAAATTCGTTTCTTACAAAATATTCAAACCACATTTTTTCTTCTTTCCTTGGTATTGGGAATATTTGTAATTTATTATTTGTGATATTAAATGAGTGTGCCGATTTTCGTATTGTATCATTAAGTTCAATTGCTTGCATTCTTAATAAGTCTTGAAACATTGGCATCATAACAAATTGAGATGCTGGAGATAGTTCTCCAAATCCAAATTCATCCATTAGATTTTTATTACCTACACCACTTCCAGCATATGGGTCAAAGAATCTTGCCGATGCAGGTGGTGCTTCGTGAAACACTCTTACTACATCTATTCTATTTGCACTTTCACTTACATTAGCAAAAAGAACATTCAAATCATAGGTTTGTTGTCCAGCAACCATATCAATACTACCTTTTTTGATATCTGTATTACCACCTACACCAGATAAAGTACCATATGCATCTGATATACCTATTATATCTGCTAAATTGGAACCTTGAACTAATTTTCCACTATAATTAGAACCCGTTGGGTTTCCTTTTAGTGTATCTAAGTTATTTCTAATATTAAATTGGTTTACTTGTGCTGCATATTCTGAAGTTGCTTCTTCAAAACAAGCAAACAAGCTTTCATCAACTAATTCGACATTTTGTACGGGGTAACCTAATCGTTTTGCACACCAATTAGCAACTTTAGGAGCATCTGATTGAAATACTGAATCAGAATCGTAAGTACCAAAAGGAGTTGAACCCGTAGCGAATGATGATGAACCGGGATATATGTATTCTACTGACATGAATTATTTCCTCTATTTTGTTATCGTACTAATAAATATAAAGAAAAAGAAGAATAGTGTTTTTATTCGGAGCATAAAAAAAGAGGGGAACTTTCGAACCCCTCTAATTTAATTAATCTGAACTACGTTCCGATTAGATAGATGCTAAATCTTTGATAAATATTTTACCATAGTATTCAGGTCTAACCATCTTCTTAGCGTATCTCGTCATAACTCCTCTTCTTGGAGTGAAGTTATTCGGGTCATATACTAATGGAGTCATAATTAATGGTACATACGGAGCGTAAACAGCACCAGTTTCTAGGAAGTTACTTCCTCTAAAGCCCATCAATAACTCATTTGAAGTCATATAAGGGTTTTTATAAACTGTGTATCTATTACTCATAGAACCAACAGCAGTTACACCAGCTGCGAAAGATGAAGCATCTTTATCAGCGTTTACAGTAAATGCAGGAATTGATTCTAAAATTGTACATACATCAGGAGAAGCAACAACGAAGTTAGCTCCACCTCTTAAAGTCAATTGGTGAATCTTATTAGATACTTTGTTTAATTTAGTACCTAAAGTTTGGAACCAAGAGTTCTTTTGGTAAGCTACTGCTGCATTTCCTGCAGACCAAGTAGAACCATTAAACTCTTCACCTATTGTAGCTGACCAGTGTTCAGTAGTCAATGCGTTAGACTTTAACATATCTAAGATTTCTAAATCAATCTCTAAAGAGATATAATCAGATAACATAGCAGTTAATTCAGCCTCAGCATCGATTGAATGGTAAGCGTTTAAATCCTGTGCTAATTCAGGAGTCCATACAGCCTTTAGTTTTCTAGTCTTAGCAACAATTGCTTCAGACTTTAATTCTAAATCTACTTCAGGAATTGCTAAATCAGTAGCAGAACCATCAGTATCTTCAAAATCACCTCTACTATAATCAAGAGGTACGTTTGAAAATTTAATTATGAAATCATCAGTAGATGCTTCTTGTACAGTTGTTGTTGCAAAGAAAACGATGTTTGAACCATCAACTTTGTTAAACTGACTGTGAGAAGCTCCAGTGATATCTGCACCAGCAATTTGAAAAGATGCAAGTGCATCTATATCAGCTGTTGCCGAAATATCAGATTTTGCAACTGTTATTTTCACAAGATTTCCAGCTTCAACTGAAGCAGATAATGCAGCATCAAATCCTACATCTTGATGTGATGCAGAAGAAAATACACATTTAGCAGCAGTTAATGCAGCTGTTGCTTCTTCGTTTACAGAGTATCCGAATGCACCAGCACCATATAATCCATTTTCAGCTGATTTTGTTTGACCAAATCCAGCATCAATAGAGGCACCACCAGCACCACCGAATAAAGAACCAGCATTACCAGTAGATTTTCCACCAGTTGCAGTTCCATATTTGAAATCTAGATAGAATACAAGTCCTGAAGGTAAGTTCATTGGTTGTACACTAACGAATTCTTTAGAAGCAATCTCACCAAAGATTCTTCTTACAAGAGGAAGGGCTACACCACTCCACTCTTCACTATTTGCAGCAGCTCCAGTAGAACTTGCCTCATCAAGCAATTGTTTTGCTTGGTTTTCTAAAAGAACAGACATTGCGCCTTGTTCTTTGTCATTTAAACCTTCTAGAAGTCCAGTTTGTTCCCATTTTCCTTTTAGTTGTCTTGTTTCATTCAACATTACAGATTGTGGGTTCTTTCCTTCCATTAGTTTAGATAAATCAAAATTTGCCATTTTATTTTTCTTTTTTAATGTTAAGTTAATTATTTAATATTAGCCAATTGTTTAAATCTTTCGGCTAAAGTATTTGTGTTCTCAGAAATAATGTTTTTTACTGGAGCAGTTGAAGCAACTGGTTTAGATGCAGCAGATTCTGCTACAACTCTTTTAGTTTTCTTCTCAGTTCCTGTAAAATTCATAGATTCGGCTAACGTAGCGTAAACTAATTTTACCTCTCTAACAGATGTTGTTCTGTCTAAGTTTTCTACAACTTTAGATTTTTGTTCATTGGTTAGGTTATAACCTCTGAATAATCTATTAGCGTACAATAATTTTGCATTAAGAAGGTTTACTTCGTTGATAGTAGATTGTAAAGTTTTTACAGTAGTGTAAGCTTCTTCTAATTCAGTTTGTAGTTTAACTACCTCTTCATTAGCTTCTTCTTCAGCTTCTGCTTCTTCTTCCATTTCTTCTTCTTCTCCGTATCCCATTTCTTTTAAGATTTCATCTAAGTCGATTTCATCTTCATCGTGCTCTTCTTCCATTTCTTCGCCCTCTTCAGAGTGAGTTTCTTCAACTTCCTCTTCTGATTCTTCTTCTTTGATTTCAGATTCTTCTTCAGATTCTTCTTCTTTGATTTCATCTTCAACTTCTTCTTCAGATACTTCTTCTTCAGAATCCATTTCCTCTTCGGAAACTTCTTCTTCATCTTCCATACCCATTTCAAGTTCTTTGATGATAGCTTCTAAGTCCAATTCATCTTCTTCTGATTCATCTACTTCTTCTTCAGAATCCATCTCTTCGATTTCTTCTTCTTCTTTGTAGGTTTCCTCAACTTCTTCTTCCTCTTCCTTATAAGTTTCATCAACTTCTTCTTCTTCAGATTCTTCCATTTCTTCTTCTTCAGTTTCAGAAATTTCTTCAATTTCTTCTTCTTCAGTTTCAGATACAGCTTTCTCTTCCAACTCATCACCTACCTCTGCAGTTTCTTCTTCAGATTCAGGTCCAAGTTCGGTGTGTGCATCAGATGCAACATCAGATGGTTCAACTGGAGTCTCTTCATCACCTTTACCAATATCACTAGAATCTAACTCTTCTTCCATTTCTTCCTCTTCACCTTCCATTTCAGCTTGTAGCTTCTTTGATAGGATAGATTGTAGTCTTGGAGTAAAAGCTTCTTCTAATGCGATTTTAGCGTTAGCGATAGCAGTTTCTCTTACAGCTTTAGCATCCGCAATTGCTTCTTTTAACAATTTTGAATTTGCCATTTTACTTTATAATTTTTGTTGTTCTAAGGCTATTTGTGAAACCTCAATGTAGATTGTGTAAAATTGGTTGTTCGGTAACTAAACATTAAAAGTTAGTATTCATTAACCAATGGAACCCACATAGACGTGGGTTATTGTAAGGATAAATATGTAAAAATTTATAAAACAATAAAAAACTAAAGAAAATAATAAGTTTTTTATAGATTTAGTGTATAGGGTTATTTTTTAATTTTACCTTTTTTAATATCTCTTTGTAGTTCTGCACCTGCTCCTAACAAATCATTTACTGATTGGTCGATTGGTACATTACGATATTTAGCAAGTTTTTTAATTGCCATCATTACGATTCGTTTCTCTTCAGTAGAGTATCCTTCGTTTACTGATTCACTCTCCTTATGAAGTTTAATTGTAAGTTTTTGATTTGGATTACCATCCTTACCAACTAATGCAGATACGAAGTTTAGCCTACCTCTTAGATTTGCTTTCTTAATACTTCTAAACAACTTCTTACCATCTAATTCATGTTTGTTAATAAAATCTTCAACTGCTGAACCTCTTGTTCCAGTTAATGCAGCAATTCCCATTGCTTCTTTACCAGCTACTTCATTCATTTCAGAGATAGCCTTTTCTCTCATTATCTCTCTTACGATTTTTCTAAGTTGTTCTTTCATCTTTGGTAATCCTTTATGTGTTGTTTTTGCGAAATCTTCTATTTCCTTTTCACTCATTCTATCAGCAATTCCTTTTATTTCATCTGAAACTTCTGAGGATTTTACTTCACCTCTTTTAAATGCTAATGCCAATCCAAATAATTTTTGTTGTTGTTGAGATTGTGCAGGCATCTTATTACATTAAGTTTTTTAAACTATGATTCTTAAATCCATTAGAAACTTTACCTTCAAATATTGATTGTATTTTAGCAGCTAATTTCTTACTACCATTCATTTTCAAATCAAACGCAATAGCATCTACTGATGTTTCACCTTCCCATCCAGATTGATTAGTTGCTAAATGTGCAATTTCATCAGTACCTTCTGCTGAATCATAAAGTTCAGAAGAGAATACAGTATTCTTTCTCCACTCATCATATTCCTTAGAAAATACATCTTTTGGTTTGTCTGGGTCATTCATTGGATTAGAATCCCATTCAGGTTTATCTTCTAATATTGAAATTAGTTTTCTTGCTTCAGAATGAAAGTTTGCATCAGTTAGAGCTTCAACAGCTGCCTTACTCATTCTACTTTCGTATTCTTCTTTACCTAATTTTTGTGGAGTGATTCCTAACTCTTTTGCTTTACCATTAACGGCTTTGTTTATTTTAGGATTACCAGCTCTTTCTTTAGTTGAATCTTTTTTAGGTTCATCCTTCGAATCATCAGGTGCATCATATCCAGAGTCTTTAGAGAATATATTAGGTTTGTCACCTTTTGGTGCATCGTTAGAATCCTCCTCTTTGTCAGAGTGAGTACCTGCTTTTACAGCATCATCTCTATGTGATTTAGATTTAAATACCGATACGTTTCCAGTTTCTTTATTTATAGCTGTAAATGATTCTTGTTCTTTTAGTAATTCAGTTAGTTTAATCATAGTATTATTTTTTATCTCCTAAACGTTGTTTCATAGTATCTTCATCTAACTCAGCTATTTCGTAATATCTTCCTAAGATATTTCCCATATCCTCATATAGTGCATGTAACCTTTCATCTAAAGCCTTAGCTTCAGTTGCAACCTTTTCGAATGATTTATCCATTTTCTCTAATTCACTCATATTACGTTTGATAGTTACTTTATCAAACCAATCATCAGCTTCAGAAAGAGTTAATGTTTTTGCAGCCTCTACTATTCCACCTAATGTTTCAGCAGTCTGAACAATATCAGATTGTCTATTCATTTGTTCTTGGAATGTTTTGTAAGTAGAAATGATTTCTAAGAAATGTTTCTTTACTTCGTTTGTTAGAGGTCTATTAGCTTCAATGGATTCTGATAATGAAAACTTACCATCAACAATTTTTACTTCGTTAATGTTAGTTTTTCTAATATCATTATATCCTTTAAATACATTAGTTTCTTTTTTGTTCTCAACCTTTAATTCAAATTTATTGTTGTGAACGTAATCGTATATGTCAAAGTTTTTCTTACTCATTATGCTAGTTCCGTTATAATTTCTCTCATTAAGTTTTGTGCTTTACAAAAATCTCCACAAACATCAGTACCAATATTCTTTATTACTGATTCGTTCATTGGAGTCATAAATGCACCATGTGTAGATGGATTGGAAACAAAGTCCCAACCTATTAGTTCAAAATCTTCACCAACTAAAAGTTTGTTATCTTTTATTGGTTGAGTAGAACCCATACCTCTTGATGAGATACCTAAAAGGATTCCAGCTCTTAATAATTCTTTTAATATATTTCCAGATGGAGTAGGTAAGATTTCAACTGTACCTATTACATCATTACCTTCCCAATGTACTTCTTTAATATTATGAGATACATTTTTTAAATTGATTACCGAAGAATCAGGATGGTCTAATTCACCTAATGCTCTTCTTTCTTTAACCAATGTTTGGTATTTTTTAATCTCTCTTTCTAATACTTCTCTTGGATACACTCTACCATTTTGGTTTTCTGCACCTGAACGTTGAAGGACTCCTTTAACTAAAGTTCTACCAGATGAATCTTCATTCACTCTTCCTTCAAATAAGTTTGTTTCTATTAATAGATTCTTCATAATGGTATCTTTATTTATAGTTTTTTAATAACTCAATAAATTCTTTTTTCACACCAGATGATAATCTTTTATGAATTTCGTTTTTAACTAATGTAGGAATTAAATTACTTAATTCAGTATTTTCAACTGTAATATTATTGTTATTTTTTGATAATATAGGTCTTTCTAAAAACGTATTTATTTCAAAAGTTAATTCCTCAGAAAGTTCAATAGGTAAATTAGTTGAACAACCACCTTCAGTTACTCCACCACATCCACAACCACAATCGGAATGAGATTCTTCTACTTTATAAGTTTTACCATCTACTTCAAATTCATCATCACCATCTATCTTAGCTTTAGTAACAGCAGCTCCAAAGGTATTACCTTCGTTCTTTTCACCCTTACCATCCCAAGCAGCATCAATCTTATTGAAAAACTTTTTCTTTTCTTCATCAGACATTGATGGAATATCTTTTCCAGCTTTTTCTAATGCTTTTTTGAAGAATGCTTTATAATCACCTTCTTCGGCCATTATAGTTTTGATTGTTTCTTTTATTGTTTCTTTAGTAATACTCATAGTTTAATTTCTGATTATAATTTACTTATGGATGTTACAATGTTGTTTAGTCTTTCTCTAATTCTAAACAAATTCTTTTGTGTTCTTTTCCAATATTGGTTTGAATCTAAATCACCTTCCTTTTTAATCTTACCATACCATCTAAGGAATGTTTCGATTTCAGAAAGTTGTTTATTAACTTGAGAAATTCCTCTACCAATTTTTTGTTTTGGAGAAGATTCATCTTTTTTTAATTCAAGCCAACGATTTTCATCAACTTTTTTATAACCAGTAGATTTTGTAAGTCTTTTAACTACATCATCATCAACCTCATCATCCTCATCAGTGCCATCAGTATCTTTAAACGCATTCGGAGTATTATATCCAGCAATATCACCAGTTGTGGTGGATTCCTCAATATCCAATTCTTCGTTTTGAATTTCTTCAATTAAATCTTCAACTAATTTTCTTAAACTCATATTTTAACCTTCAATTCTTTTATTAACTCATATGACATCATTATTGATGAAACGTGATTATCAGAAACATTCTTACGAATTTTAGTTTTAGATAGTACAGAAATAGTTTCTGCTAATTTAATTTGAGTTACTTTATCTTTTATTTTAGATTTTAGTGATTTTAATTCTTTTATAATAGATGGAATTGATTTTTCCACATATGATTTAAAACCAGTTGTATTACTTAAATTATTGATATATTCTTTTAACAATAACTTTTGGTCATCATTTAGGTTAGAATACTTTTTATTAAATGTTTCTACTAATATCTTATAAGTAAGTAATCTTAAATCTTTATCTTGCTTTTTATAATTTTCAACTAATTTATCTTTTTTGTTTATAGATTTAATAGCTGGTTTAGATGTAATACTCTCAATAAGAGTAATTTTTGAATTGAATACATCCTTTACATCGTAGTTATCCATCTTCTTAGATTCAAAAATCTTATAGATAGATGCCATCAAACGATAATTAGATATAGGAGAAGATAAGAAATCATCCATATTAAATGATTCATTAATCTTTTTAATTAGATTATACTTCTCTTTATGTAATTGTTTTTGGTTAATACGATTATGAGCTTCGTTAACTGTATCTATGAACTTTTCAGCTCTTGACTCAGAATTATACTTTTCCTTCATAAGAAGTTCGTATAATCTTAACTCTTTGTTTAACTCTGTTTTTGGACTAAAAAACTCACTAACGATTTTTTTAGCCTTCTCGGTAGCATCTCCATTAAGAACTTCTAAGGTTATTTGCCTTACTAGGAGTTCAAAAATGATACCTGTGTTTTTAAATTTTGAATGTTTTACCCTCTTCATTATGTTTTTATCCTATAATAATATATCAATATACGACATTATGTATCGTATATAAATATAAGTTAATTTTGATTTCCTAAATTTTTATTCATCAATCAAATTTCCATCATCTAAAAAGTCTCCGTTTTCACCGATTAACTTCCGTTTTGCTGAAACACCATTAACATATTCTTTAGCAACTTTTTTAATTGTAGACTCTGTTTTTTTTAATGCTTTTTGATTTTCTTTAGCTCCTAACGGGTCTCTCCCATATGGGTGCTTATCCTTACCATAAGTGTTTCCCTCTCTGGGTCTTCCACCTTTATCCTTTAACTCAGTCTTTAATTCTTCTAACTCATCCTCTACATCAGTTGGGTCTTGCTCCATTGCTGGGTCACTTCCTTCATCCTCAATTGAACGATATCTGAACCTATCTTTAAGGTCATTAATAAGTTGAACTTTTTGGAAATCAACCTCATCATCACTAAAGTTAAATATATTTTTATATGCCCAATCTTTAGATACCATATTTAGTGCAGATATATCAGAAACTAATCTAACCTTCTCACTCCATAGGTTTACCTTTTCTTGCTCATATATAGTAGATGGGTTAACTAAGTCTAATTCAAAATCTACCATTTCACTTCCCTCAATACCTTGTGCTGCTAAATGAGTTACTGCTAACTTAGTTAGTTCTGATATCAAAGTTCTTTGAATTCTTTCAATTGTTCTAGCGAATCTTACATCTTCTGCAGCAAGAGTTGCTTTACCATTTACATTCTCATCATATCCCAAATATGCTTTTGGAATCTTTAGAGCTGCAAACATTTTATTCTTTAAGTAATCAATATCATCAATTGCAGTATATTCTAAACCACCCAATGAATCTATTTGAGTTCCACTATCACCACCCCTAACAGGTAAAAAGAAATCTTCAGTTAGGTTTTGGATATTATATTTTAAGTTGTAATCTCCAGTTCGTTTATCTAAGAATGGAGTTTTTTTCATCTTACCTATAATTTTTTGCATATAGTTATCAACTTCTTGTGGAGGTATGTTACCAATATCAATTTTGAAAACTCTCTTATCAGGTGCTCTCATAATTCTATGAATCAACATAGCATCTTCCATAAGAGAAACTTGTTTCCAAATTTTTCTACCATTTTCAATCATTGCCTTTCCATAAGGAAGGAAGTTTGTATCTGATAATAATCTGAAGTGAACTATCTCATAGTTTTCATAATCACCTTTTCCGTTTGGGTCATTATTTACTTTAAACTTAACATAGTTGGGATTAGTTTCATCAGTATTCTCCAATCTTTCAGTATCGTAAACTGGAAGTGGTCTTACATTAATAATACCAACACCTGGTTGTATTTCTTGTAGTAAAAAGAAATCTCCATACTTAACCATATTTCTTGTCCAAGACCATAGGTTAAATTCTATATTAAGAATATCATAGAAAAGATTTTCTAATATTTCTTTTACTTTTTCGTTTTTTGATTTGATTTGTACAACATCTCCAAATTCATTTTTTAATGTTGATTCATCTGCGTATATATCCAATGCTGATGAGATAATAGGGTCATTATCCATTGCATCATAATCTCTAAACAATTCTCTACGAACTTGATGGTATGCCATTGACTGAGCTGCCATATTGTCTTGGGAAAAAGACCTCTGTAGTTTTGTGTATCTATCTCTTAAATTGATAAGATTAGTACCACCTTGCTGTCTATCATCGGTATCAACTACTTTTCTTTTACCATCCTTATCAACCGTTACGATTGCTTGAGTGGAAAAGAGTTTCGTTAATCTATCGAAAAATGAACTATTTTGTTGTTCTGCCATTTATACTTTCTTTACGTTATAACCTCACTAAGATACAAAAAATATTTGATATATCCTAATTTTTTACCATGCTTTACAACTCCAATACCTAGCCATATGTCTTGGTCCGGGTGTATCACAATTATGTCTAGCCCTAAAAGCTTTCTTTCTTGATGGAATATCTTTCTGAATCTGCATTGTCTTTTCACCTGCTTTTTTAGCAGATGTCCCACCATGTCCGAAGTTTACCTTTACAACATTTCCCTTTGGATTCTTTACATACACTTTAAACTTCTTAACATCACCTCTTGTTGGTTTATTAAGCTTTACCTTTCTACCTTGATATTCGGCTTCATTAATACCCTCTTTCAGATTTTTTAGAAAGTGAATAAACTCCTTTAAATCATCATAGTTTTCAACATCATATTCTTCGATGCTTTCATCTAATCCTAATTTAAATTCGCTATAAAGTTGTTCAGAGTAATTTTCCATTTTTAAATCCTATAATTAACCTATACTATATAAATATAAAACTTTTAATTTATAACCATTTACTTAAATCTTCAATATCATCACCTATCTTCATCTGCCAAGGATTATCTTCTTCATCATTACCACCATATATCCCACTATAAGTATATGAGGATATACCATCTATTGCTTTTTTGGTTAAATCAATACCTTCTTGTCTTAATCTCAAAGCAGTATCTCTTACCCAAAGTGAAATAGCTAATGACATTGTTAAATCATCATTATAACCCCTCATAGCTTCAGCTCTACCATTCATCCATATAAATGTGAATAATTCATCAATAGTTCTAACTGAACGTATTATGATTGATTTTTCTCTAACATACTCTTCTAACTTAGAAATAATTAAAGGTCTTGTTCTTGAAGTAGTTGAGAATCCTGCAACCATACTTTTATCTTGTGACCTGTATCTATTTGAGTGTTGATGTTCTATATCTACATATTTTAAATCCTTACTCATATAGTAAAGGTTTCCATAATTTCTATCAATTACTTGTTGAATAGTTGCCCAACCAATGTTTGCGTTTTCAATTACCAACAATGCGTTGTTATATTCAGTTGATAGAGATACTAAGAAATTACCAAAATCTTTGGTATCTAACTTACCTCTATATTCAGCTACTTGTTCTGATGCTTCAACATCTATAACATGAGCAGCAGAATAATCCGAAGAATCTCCTCGGGCAACATCCGCTACAACTATATAAGTTTTTGTATAATCAGGAAATTGCCATTTCCATAAGTTTCCATCAAACCCACCTTTTTCAATTGGTTCTTGTACATATGTTTCTTTATAGAATTGAAGTACTTGTGGGTCAATAACAGAATCACCAGAAGAAACAAAGTCACAATCACATTCTTGTGCTGCTCCTTTAGGTCCTAATAATATTCCCTGTTCATCTCTCCAATTTTGGTCTCTTTCTGGATGTACACTCCAATGTAATCTAATATTGTTAAATCCATTTGTACCATCTTCAGAACCTACCCAAGTTTTATGAAAGAAATTACCTACACCATTTGGAGTAGATAAAATAATTGCATTACCACCCGTTGATAATGTAGATTGAGCCGATATCCATATATCTTCAATCTTATCAATAAATGCAGCTTCATCAAATACCAAAAGAGATAGTGCTTCAGAACGACCAGCATCACTAGCAGCTGAAGTTGCTTTAATCTGAGAACCATTTGAGTATCTAAGAGATAATTTGTTATCTTCAACTGTTGTTAGTTTTAACCAAGATGGAAGATAATGATTCATTACTCTTACTTTGGTTACTAAGTTTTTTGCTACTTCTTGTTTTGTTGCTATTACTAAACAATTAAAATCATCATTGAATAACATTTTCCACAAAGAGAATCCTGCAGTTAAAGTTGATATACCAGTTTGTCTTGATTTAAGAATAACATTATATCTATGGTCTTTAAAATCAACCAATGTAGTTTCTTGAAATGGATATAATTGGAAAGGTATTTTACCCCTAACAGGGTGTTGAATCATACAATACTTTCGCATAAAGTAAATAGGGTCAGATGCACACTTTTTGTACTCTACCGCTATAATTTGTTTTAATGATGCTTTTTTAGCCAAACTAAATTTATTTTTTTCCTATCTTCCAATACATACCAGCACTAACAAATGGTGCTAATTGTGAGGTGTTAGAATTATTCTGAATACCTAAACCTAATTGATATAAATTATTCTTTTTACTTTTTAGAATTAACCCTCCACCAACATTACTAATAATATCAGCTTTATTAAATCCACCATTAATACCCCAATAGAATTCATTCTTTGGTAATTCTTTCACAATCGTTGTATTATATACAGTTGGAATCTTAAAGAACCAATCTATTTCTCTAGATTCAATTGAGTTTTGTGAAATGATATCAGTTAAAATACCAAATCCTAAATCTCCACTTGGTTTGTTACCTAATGAATCGGTAATTACCTCTGGAAAATCGTATGTTAAATTTAAAGTATCTTTAACTGTTATCTTTGAAAAGTAATCTTTAATAATTGCAAGTGAATCTACATCTATTGGTATTTCTACTTCTTTAATTACTTCTTTTGTAATGTACTTTGGTACATACTTTGTTACTTTAACTTCCTTTTCTACATATATGGTATCTGTTTTTTGTTCTAACAGTTCGTAATCTTTACCATCTACGTTTATTATTTCTTTTTCTTCTTCTTCACCACCACAACTTCTAAATAATAATACCACACATAGTATCATTATCATTATAGTCTTTAAATCAAATTTCTTTAACCAATTCATAGTTCATAGGTTTTAATTTCATGTAGGCTGTATTTCTTTTTTCTATAACTTCAGTAAGTTCTTTTTTACCATTTTCAATATCAGTTTCAATCTGAGTTCTTAGAGTTTGTACATCTTCATTAGATGCCCACTTCTCAACTGAACCATCATCGTTGATGTATTCGTGAATATTGGAAACTTCGTGTAATGCTTGATTCCACTTTTCCATTGTATCAGTACCATATGCAGCCATATTAGAATATATCTTATATTCTTCATATTCTTTCCACAACCCATCTAATTTAATTTGTTGTTCTTTTTTAGCTAAACAAACTCCACAAAATGTAGTTTTACTTATTAACTTTTTATCTGCTTTTGAATACTTGTTGGTTTCACAATCATCTGCTTTACACTTAGATTGTTCTTCCAAATACTTTCTAACCTTAGAAAGTTCGTTTGATAATTTAGATTGTTTTACCTTACCATATGATTTTTGTTCGTAAACAACACCTTCTTCTTCCCACATATCACCAATATTTCGTTTGGTAGTTTCTTTGATGCCAGATAGTGAAACTTGAGAATCCTTTTGATATTCCCCAGTTTGAATCATATTTACCAACTTTCTACGAGTTGGATGCATATACTTTTTATTGAATTTTTTCTCAGCCATATTTTGTAACTTATATATTCATATATATAAGTATTGGATTTTTTACTATTCGTAAAATAAACCGAGTATCTGATTGAGTGGTGCGAATGTTCCAGTTAGTTTAAAAGTCTTACCACCATATACAAATACGATACCCTCATTAGGAACTATCTTATCAGTACCACCAATTGCTTTTAATCGTTGTAGTTCCATTTTAAGTTTAGCTATCTTCTTTACATCTCCACTCTTTTTAACATCTTTGATAGTTTTATCTAACTGCTTTTTCATATCCCTAACTGCTTTTTTAGGGTTAGCAGCAAGTACCGAACTCATAAATGAAAGTATATCTGCTCCGATACCTAAGAAGATATCTTCGAATGGTCTAATATTATCTTTAGCCATTTTAGCGTGGTCATTTTTATCAATTCCCTTTGCCCACTCCATTGTTTTTACATCAGATAGATTTTTCTTATCCAATCTAAATGATTTATCGTAGAACGCCCATCTCTTAACTAATCCCATTAGGGTTTTATTATCTAACTTAGATGGTGATTTCTTATTTACAAAATCCATCCAAAATGCTTGATGATAATCAGCGATTCCATCATTATCTTTTAATTTGAATTTAGATTGTAATTTTGATATTTTAGAATTGTAAGAACCTTTTAGTTTTCTTAAATCTTTTGATTTAGGTAATTGATTAATTGGAGGACCAGAAATAGTATATGCAGATTGTACATCTTGATTTACTTGTTTAATCATTCCCGCAAGTGTTCTTGCAGCTTCTTGATTTTCTCCAATGGCAATACCATCAACGTTAAATTCCATAGTCCCATGAAATACGAGTAGTGCTTGTCCATAAGGTATTACATTTACTGATGTTGGGTATATAACTTCTAAATTCATAAAACAAGCCCCTCCTTTGAAAATCTTATCTTTTTGTTTCTCACTCAATTTAGATATTGCTTTCGTTAAATCTTTCATTGCGAAGTTATACGCTTTTTCCAATTCTCCTCTACCAGCAAACTTCATAGCTACACCATTAATATCCAAAGCGTTTTCACCTTTGTTTTTTAAGTGTCCTTTGTTACGAGCAGCAACTAATCTACCATCTCTCCAACTTACAGCCAATGCTTGACCATCTGTCTTTTCTCTAGCTAAATCTAAGTTTCCTTCTAATGCTTTATTTACGATATCTTTAAGTTGTCCAAAAGTTAAATTGATTTCTGTATCAAATGGATGATTCATATGTCCATATGCTCCACCTTCTA